AGGAACAGGGATATGTGCTTTAAATGACCACGACAATAGCAGATATATTGGTGGAACATACACTATATCTTCTGCTAATACTTGGGAAAAGAAAACGATTACTTTTGCTTCTGATGCGACAGGGATAATGGCGAATGATAATGGAGTAAGTCTTGATGTTCGCTGGTGGTTAGGGGCTGGTACAGATTTCACAAGTGGGACATTACCGTCAGCGTGGGAAAGTGGCACTAATGCAAATAAGGCTGTTGGAAACGCAATAACTGTCGGAACAAGCACATCTAACGATTGGGCAATTACTGGTGTGAAACTTGAAGTAGGATCATCAGCTACAGACTTTGAGCATAGAAGTTATGGGGAAGAACTGGCATTGTGCCAAAGGTATTACAACGAAATAATAATAGAAGGAGCATCTGCTACAGGGGCAGCATCAAACTGTGATTTTTCCGTATCTTTTAATCCATTTATGAGGACTGCTCCTACACTTTCTCAAACAGGAGTTATTACTGTAACGAGTGCAGCAGCCGACCATACTCAATCTAGCACAGGTGTTAGTATCATATCCAGCGTAAATAATGAGAGAGGTGTTAGATTAAGATTAAGTAATCTTTCTAGTCTGACACAATTTAGACCATATTGTATGACTGACAACACAGATTTTATTACACTTGACGCAGAACTATAGGAATAAAAAATGATTAATACTGTAAAAAAGAATTTTGATGAAAATAAAGGTGTACCACTGGACTCTTATCAAGTAGTAATGAAAGACGGTGAGGAATTAGCAGTTCCACTTGATCCTGCTAACCGTCATTACCAAATGATTCAAGAATGGGTAGCAGAAGGAAACACGATAGAAGAAGGAGATGAATAATGCCCCAAATAGACATTGACGGAGCCAACTCAAAGATTTCTGCCGACAAAATTCAGGGGCAGTCAGGCACGAATGTAGAATTGCAAACTGGTCATAAGATCACTCAGTTCACCTCTACTGGCATTGATGATAATGCAGATGCGACAGCAATTACGATAGATAGCTCAGAGAACGTGGGAATAGGGACTACTTCTCCTGAGTGTAAAGCACATTTTATGAAAGCGTCTAGTGGTGGGGCTACTGATGGTAGTGCTGTATGTCACTTAGAAAATAGCGGTTCTGCCTTACTACAAATTACCGCTGGCACATCAAACACCGCAGGGATAGCCTTTGGTGATAGTGGCAATAGTAATATCGGCTCTGTTTACTACGATAATTCTGTCAATGCTATGACTTTCAGAGCAGACAATGGCGAGAAGATGCGTATTGACTCTAGTGGTAAAATGTTTATTGGGTGTACTACTGCTCCAAGCACATCTGTAGTTGGGCTACAATTATCTCCAAGCATCACAGCAGTTAATCCACATATATCTAGCTCTGGATCACAAACAACAAGCACAACGCATTTTGAATTTAAAAATGGTAATGGTACTGTTGGTAGTATTACAACATCTGGAACATCTACTGCTTTTAATACTTCATCTGACTACCGTTTGAAAGAAAATCTAGTTCCAATGGAAGGGGCTATAGACAGGCTCAACCAACTCAAGCCATACAGATTTAATTTTATTTCTGACCCTAACAAAGTAGTAGATGGCTTTATAGCACACGAAGCACAAGAGGTAGTCCCTGAGTCTGTTAGTGGTACGAAAGACGAGATGGAGGAGTATGAAGTTACTCCCGAAGAAAAAGATGAAGATGGGAATGTAATCAAAGAAGCAGTAATGGGAACAAGAGAAAAGATGCAGGGCATAGACCAAGCTAAGATTGTTCCTCTGCTTGTTGGAGCTTTACAAGAAGCCATTGGGCGAATTGAAACATTAGAACAAGAAGTAGCAGTTTTAAAAGGAGATAATTAGATGGCTATAACTATTAACGGCTCAGCAGGCACTATAACAGGGCTATCGGCTGGTGGATTGCCTGATGGCTCAGTCACCAATGATGATCTAGCAGGATCAATAGCGGATGGGAAGATAACAGGGTTGACAGCTTCCAAGTTAACTGGTGCTTTGCCAGCGATTGCAGGGGCTTCACTTACGACCTTACCAGCAATTCCATTTGGTTTAATTACCCACGAATCAACTGTTAAAACATCTGGAATACAATTAGATTTTGGGGATGTGTCAGTTACAACTAGTGGAGCGAATGGACACGCAACAGTAACTTTTAATACAGCGTTTAGTGCAATTTGGGCTGTATCAATAACAGGTGTTTCGAGAATAAGTTCTACACGGTGTTTTACTTATACTCGTTCACATAGCACAACTACTTTGGATGTTTCTGTTTTTAACGATTACGATTCATCTAATAGAACTTATGAATTAAACTGGTTAGTAATAGGAGCAAAAGCGTGATTGCTAAAGAAATAAAGGGTACTGAAAATTCTAGTGGAGTATGGACACCACAATTTATCGGAAATGTTTTACAAATGACCGAGTATAGATTTAGGGGGCAAACATATTCGATACCAGAAACAGATGTATCTGGAATGGTAAATGGTGATCGCTATTATGTTTGTGATAACCCTAAAGAATTTAAATTGTTTAAAGGTGACGGCACAGGACAATTTACAGATATTTACACAGATGATCGCTCACCAACAGGCAATATGAAATCTTCAGCAGGGCCATTAATATGGCGAGAAAATGATGAAACTTACTATTTGCACATAATGGAAGATTAAGCGGTGGAAAATCTAATCCATGATGCTTGGGTGCTATTTGTGGCTATGGGAAGCTGGATGGCGAATCAACTAACTCAGAAGATAGATACCGTAGATAAAAAGTTGGATCAATTAAGAGTGACTTCAATAGAGCGAAAAGAATATAAGGCTGATATTTCGCAACTTCATATTAGATGCAATGAACTAGAAAAAAGTAAAGCCTCCGCAGTACAGGCGGTTGAAGTTAAACTAAAAAAGGACAATTAAAATGCGAGAACAATTACTAGATGCTTTACGAGCCTATTACACGGGGCAAATAAGCAAACACAAAGCCAACATCGAGAATCTCATAACGAACAGCGTAGGTGTTGCAGATCACCCTGACCACGTTGAGACAGTCTCGAAAGAGATCGAGTCATTGGCGAAGTATGACGAGATGTTACAAATGCTTGACAAATATTTCTAGGAGTAACTCGTGCCTGAAAAAGACGTACTTGAAAAACTAAATGCTATGCACACAGATGTACTATTAATACATCAGGATTTGTCTACAACTAAAGATGAAGTTAATGAACATGAACTAATTCTTAGAGGAGAATCTAAGATGAACGGTTTAGTAGGTGATGTTCGTAACATGAAAACAGCGCAAGCTACTTCTAATCGACTTTGGCTTTTTATGGTTTCTATTACCGGAACTATAATTGCATGGTTAGGATTATCTAAATGAGAAAAACAAGAAATCAATTAGTAACAGAGTTGCTTACAAATAAAGATAATTTACATAGACTTATAATTATCGAATGGTTTGATCCTTATGATGATAGTGATGAAGTAACTGTTGGTAATCTTAATGTAAAAAAAGCTTTATATGAATCTTGTGGTTTTTTGATGGGAGTTTCAAACGATCATGCGGTTATTGGTTACAATAAAGACATGATTGAAAAAGAGAAGTACAAAGGATGTGGTTATATACCCATGTCTTTAATTACTAACGCACATTTAATGGATAGGAACTGCTAATGGAAACGATTATTAGACCGATTATAAAACTTATTGATAGCTTTATGCCAGGATATAAGACGTATTTTATAATGCTTATGGGTATTATGATGTGTATATGTCAAATGATGGGCTATCATGTATTTGCTCCTGAGACTTGGGCATTAGTAGGTATGACAGGTGGTATCACTTGGAAATTAGGTAAAGAACGTCATTCTTTAAAGAATAAAAAGTAAGATAATGGGAATCTTTGGATTACTTAAGGCTATTTTCCAGATAGTCTTGTGGTATCTGAAAGGAAAACCAGAACGTGAACGTATTAAAAACAAGGAACAATTTGATAAAGCTATTGCAGATGGGGATGCTTCTCGTATTACCCTTCTTTTTAGCAAATTGCACGACAGAAAAAGCAATCATAATTCCTAGTGATATGACAATAACCAAGATAGACGAGCACCACTATAAGGTATCAGATGCTTGGCTACATAAACAATATAATCTCTTAAGGAGCTGTGAGAATGGAGAATAAAAGTTCTGAAAAGGATTTAGGAGAATTACATGGAATCCTTGCTAAAACACTTAAAGCAAAAATTATATCAGGCGATGCCTCTCCAGCAGATCTCAATGTTGCACGTCAGTTTCTTAGAGATAACAATATTGAGTGTGCTGGTTCTAATAATCTGGATATAAAAAGTTTAATAGAAGAACTTCCTTTTGATGAAATCCCAAAAAAGCCAGCTAGAGCTAATTAAATCTGATTTTAGGAACTTCCTGTATCTAGCATGGAAACATTTAGCTCTCCCTGAACCCACCCCAATACAATATGACATAGCTGATTACCTCCAAGGTGGACCTAAGAGGCTCATCATTCAAGCTTTCAGAGGAGTAGGTAAGTCTTGGATTACTTCAGCATTTGTCGTATGGAAACTTTTAGTAGACCCACAGTTGAAATTTCTAGTGGTGTCTGCATCTAAACAGAGGTCTGATGATTTCAGTACGTTTACGAAACGAATCATTAACGAAATGCCAATCTTGCAACACCTACGAGCACGAGAGGATCAACGTAACTCCAATGTGGCCTTTGACGTTGCTCCTGCTAGGGCTTCCCACGCTCCTTCTGTCAAGTCTGTTGGTATTACTGGCCAAATTGTCGGTAGTCGGGCTCACATTATAATTGCAGATGATGTCGAGGTATTATCTAATGCTTTGACTCAAGTTATGCGAGATAAACTAGGTGAAGTAGTAAAAGAGTTTGATGCTGTAGTTATGCCTAAAGTTGGACGTATTATTTACTTAGGTACACCACAAGTCGAAGAATCTCTCTATAGCAGCTTACAGTCCAGAGGATACGAATGTCGTATATGGCCTGCTAGGATGCCCGATAATCGCCTAAAAGAATTCTATAGTACCAAGCTGTCTCCTTTCATAAATGGCCTTCAGAAAGCCACTGGAGAGCCCACAGACCCCCTCAGGTTTGATGATCTAGATTTAACTGAACGTGAGTCCTCCTATGGTAAATCTGGTTTCTCTCTCCAGTTTATGCTGGATACCTCAGGAGAGGACGATCAGCGTTATCCGCTTAAACTCAGAGATCTACTTGTAATTCCTCTAGATCCAGACCAAGGGCCTGGAAGAATACTTTACGCTAAAGATGAGCTCTT